AGACCCGAACGCCGCCTTGAGGTTGTTTGATGTGCCGTCCGTGAGGGTAAACGGGCGTGGGAACGCAGCCGTCGCAAACGGGTAGCGGCTCCATTCGATTAGGACCGTGCTTTCGGAAGCGACCGACAGACCCGTGACATCTGGAACATCAGCCGCCCGCGTTACCGCCGCCGTTGTGGTTGGGATGGGGGAGGATGCTCCGGTTCCGGCTTCGAGTTGGGCTCCGAACAGATAAACGCCGGACGTTCCGTCGCCCGTGTATGTGCTGTTCCCCGATCCGTCCAAAAGGAACGGGAAAAAGCGCACGGTCGTGTCGGTGTCGGACGTGAAATTGAGGACGCAGCGATACCAGCCGTTGCCCACTGACTGGATCGAGGAAGTCATGGCCGTGAAGCCGCCCGTGGGGGCCTCCGCCGTCACCGCCGTCAGATCGAACACGGCATTGCCGGACTGCGTGAACGGGCCGTTATACACGGTCAGGCGCACCTTCGTCCGACCAGCCGCCTTGATGTAAACTGACGCACTATAGGCAATCGCCGACGCAGCCTTGGCGACGCTTTGGGCGATATAGTGCGTTGCGTTGGCTGTGTTCTCGGTCAGCTTGTCGGCGTTGGTCGTGCCGTCTGGCGAAGCAACCGCGTCCGACGTGACCGAGCTGTCGTTAGGAGCCCACGTCGTGCTAAAAGTGTTGGACTGGAGGATGCTATTAGTCCGCGCTTCCTCTACGAGGATGCCCTGAGAGGCCAGCGTTACCGGGTCGTAGGCGAGACGCGCGACACCAGAAGCCGCAGTCTGAAGCAGGCCGTTAGAGCCGTAGAACATCGCCGTCGACGCACGTGTGAACGTAAAGCCGGGAAGCGCAGTCAGGTCGCCAGCGGATGCCGCGCCCGCCTTATACCTGGACGCGGCGAAGTTGAGATCGACGTAAGTCGATACCCCTCCGCCCAACAGAGCCGTGCGCCTTGCCGTAGGCATTTGCGCTAGTCCTGCAAGTCGTCGAGGGTGACGGTGAACGTCCCCGCACTGGTCGGGGTATAGGCCGCGCGGGCCTCCAGAAGCCCGCGAATGGTCGTTCCGCTCGCCAGCTTGACCGACATCTCAGTGCCCACGACAGGCAGCCCCACGCCCGCCGCGCCGTCCGTAAACGCCCGGTCAACGGTGATGTCGAAGGCCCCGATGTAGTCAGCCACACCCGAGACGCTGAACGCCCCGTTGTCGCCGTTCGTCACCGTTGCAGGAGCCGAGCGGAACAGGTGAAGCCGGAAGCTCGCCGACGTCGTGCTGGTGCTGGACGTCGCCAGCTTGCAGCGGCGAAGCATAAAGCTACCGCCCGAAACCCGCCCGACCGTGAAGGTCATTGGGACCACTGAGCCCGCCGTCGTGCTGTTGGCGACCAGATCGCCCGATGCATAGGCGGTGGTGTCAGACGGGCGCGTGAAGGTCGCCGTCGGGTTGGTCGTGATGCCAGCAGCCGCGATCACTTCGGCCAGGGTGCCGTCGCCGACATCGCGCCACGTCCTCGTCTTGTCCTCAAATACAGGGGCGGCATAGTCAGGCATGGGAAAACCCTTCAAGAATAACGGGGTAGCGGCCCGCTAGGCGTATTTGCGATGGTTGGTCAGGATTGCCGAAACCGGAGCCGCGACCGGATAGGCGGACCCCGATTGATCCGCCTGCGCTGTTTCGCGGAATTGATAGAAGTCGCCCAACAGCAGCTTCAGCGCGTGAATAAGATCCGGCGGGACGTTAGCCGCAGCGCCGTAGCCGACCACCGCCGTCACGGTAATCAACGTGCCGATGCGGATGGTCGGCCAGATTTGGTCAAACTTCAAAACGATGGACGGCGCGAGACCGTAGAGCCGGGCCTCATAAACCGACCCCGCCAGCGTCTGCGTCGCCCCGTCCGTATCGACATACGAAATCGACGTGATGCTCTGCACCGGCGCAACCGGCAAACTTTCAAGGTCCGCCCACTCGTCACAACGAAGGGCGAGGGTCTGCGTAATCAGGCGCGTTCCGGTGTGGCTTTCGACGTAAGCCCGCGCCACCGCGACGAGCCGGTCAATCTCAGTTTCCGCACCGGCGCCTTGCGCTCGCAGATGCTCAACCGCGCTAACCGTGTCGATAGGCTCAGACGCGGCGGCAACAGTGACGACGGGCGCGGTCCACATTAGCGTTTCGCCTTCCGTCGTTCGGTCGGGGCCTTTAGGGCTCGCTCTAGTTTCTCATCGCTGACTGGGACAGCCGCCCCAGCCGCGACGAGTCGGACAGCCTCTGCGTCTTCAAAGTCTCCCTCCTCGCCGGTGTGCAGGACGAACCCGTCACCGGCGATGGAGGTCAACATTCGAAGCCTCACGCAGTGGCCTTCAGCACGATGAAGTTAATCACCAGGACGTTGTTGCCGGCGGTCGAGGCGTGGAGGTTGGTCAGGTGCAGCTTGAAGCTGCCGTCCGCCACCGCCGAAGTCGCGACGATGAACGAACCCGCCGAGGTGTGGGTCTTGATGCAGGCGACCACGACGTCAGTCGCGGCGACCAGGGTGTTTGTGACCGTGAACTCGGCCTCGGCGCCAGCGGCGACCGTCTGGGAAACGGTCGTGATGACGCCGGAATAGGCGCTGCACGTGACGCCCGTGGTGATGCTCGACGCCTGAGTGACGGCGGTTTGACCCGTGGTGACGAGAACGCCGTCCCCGTTGCGATAGCCCGTGACGTTGTAGGTCATGCCCTACCCTTTCAGAAAAGAAGGAGGGGCGAGCCCGAAGGCCCGCCCCGTTAGGATCAGGCTTGGATCAAGTGCTTGATCGCCGCAGTGTCGCCCAGCTCGCCGTCGAAGCGGATCAGGCCAGCGATGCCGAGATCCGGCCAGAACCGCTCGCGGACGACGCCGACCATCGGGGCTCCGACCTTGCGGACGTAGTATTTCCCGAAGTCGCCGAACACGACCGACTTCAGACCGGCGGTCGCGGCGGGCATGGCCTGGTTCACGCTGTAGGGAACGCCCAGCAGAGTGCCGGGGGTGCCCGTGCGGACATCGCCCATCTGCCAGATGTAGCTGCCGTCGCCGTCCTTCACCTTGCGGATCTTGGCCAGCGTGCCGTCAGCGAACATGAACCGGGCCTTAGGCGAGGCGCGATAGGCCGGGTCAACCGAGTGGAACAGGTCGATCAGTTCGTCAAAGGTGATCGCGGTAGCCGAGGCCGCCGTCTTGCCGAGGGTCGAAGCCGTGACAACGCCGTTGGGGTCGCCCGTGCCGTCGCCGGTGGTCAGTTCGGTATTGGCCCGACGGCCCAGACGCTCGCCCAGCAGTTCGCCGAGAAGCTGTTCCATATTGAAAATGGAATCCTGGTTCAGCGCGTAGGACCACTTGACCCACTCGGTGTCATAGATGAACGCGTTCAGGGCCTTTTGAGCGAACGTGACATCCACGCCGCCGTCGTCGGTCAGGGCAGTACCTTCCGCCGTCTTCGCCGCCGCAACGGCGGTGTCGTCGGTGGTCGGGATGTTGATCTGCTCGCCCGAGGCGGTGTTGATGGTGGTGCAGATGTTGTCGTCATACATCGGACCCCAGGCGGCCATCGACTTGACGATGAAGTTGGCCAGCGTCACCGGAACGGTAAACCCGCCAGCGGCGTTGGTGGTCGTCTGGACGCGCTCTTCGACAAAACCCGCCTTCAGAATGGCGCGCTGTTCAGCCGACAGGTCGCCGAGGTTGCCACCGGCGCCAATCATCGACCAGAAGGCCGTACGATATTCGTCTTCGCGGTTGCCGCCGCGCTCTTCGTGGCGGGCTTCGCCGTCGGAGATCGGGCGCATCCGCTCGCGCTGTTCGGCCTTACGCTCGGCGAACCGGGCTTCGGCTTCGGCGACCTTGCGCTCACGCTCGATCAGGGCTTCGGTCTTGTCGAAGTCGGCCATGATGGCGTCGTGACGCGCTTCCAGTTCGGCGGCGCGGCTGTCGTCGGTGTTGCTCTTGATGTCTTCAAGGGCGGAGCGGGCTTCGGTAACGAGGCGACCGCGCTTGTCGTGCAGTAAAGTGCTCATGGGGGTCCATCCAAGGGAGGGGCGGCGTCGTCTCGACGCTGCGGATGACCGTTCAAGCCCGGCCCGGCCTCACGCGGTCGCGTGGGAGGTTAGAGACCCCGGAGGGTCATCTCGGTGCGGGCTTT